AAAAACGCTATCGCTATCGCCGAGCTAGAATTTAAAACTCAACAGGAGCAGAACGCCAACATACAATCTAACTTACATATAACTCAATGACCGAAAAACTAGTGGTCATTAAAGGCTATAAGTTACCTGGTGAAAAAGTATGGGTTACTACTCAAGATATGCATGAGGTTTACGGGCGTATTAATCTTAGTATCGACGATGAAGAAGGTGTTGAAATGATTATCGTCGATATTAAAGATGAAGGGTTAGTTGTAGAGAGCTTACAATAAACAACAAAGGCATTTGACACATGCCTTTTTTATTGGTAACTTATTAAAACTAATTTTACAAAGGAGAGTAACAATGAATAAATTAAACAAAGAATTATTAGCTCGTGCGTTGGTTGAAGTTGTTAATTTTGAAGCAGATGAGTCATACATCTATTTAGCTGCAAGGGAAAATGAGCTTAGTGGCTTTCATGTATCATGTCATCAAGAAAGTAATTACTGGCAATACGTATGCACAAAAGAGGAATACTTAGCAGCTAAAGCGGAGCAGGAAAAGACGCTTTCAATAGGCGATAACTATGAGTTTAGCGATAACAATATTGACTGGGAGATTGGGAAGCTACTTGCGATAAGCTCAGACGTACCGCTTACTTATTTTTCTAAATACAATAACCATTATGAATGGTACGCATTTATTCGTCAACCGAAAGAAGTAGACAATGAAGCACAACCAGTATTCACACAAGCTATGGCTGATGCTGGAGAGTTGCCGCAAGTTGGTATGGAATGTATGATTTTGAATACTAACTGCTCTCGCCCTAAATACATAAAAGGACTAATAAAATATATTGGAGATTTGATGATTTATGCTTATGTTGATAGTGGCGAGCGTTGCGATAACGTAAAAACCCTTAAATTCAAACCTATCGACACAAGAACCGACAAAGAGAAAGCTATTGAAGAGGCAATTACCAACTTAATGTTTTATGGAGATCAAACCCAAACATCACAAAAAGCAAATGAAACACTAATAGCAATAATGGAAGGTAGAATAACTGCCGTTAAATGGGTGGGTAAATAATGAAATATTTAATTATAATTTTAATTACTATTTTTGCAATGTTTAACACTTCATTCTGGGTGTTTAGCGAGGTCTACATGCACAATGGTTCAATGATTGATGGATTAATTGAAGGTACTATTGTTTCTTCTTCATGTATTTTGCTGGGGTTCGCTATTGGGAAGTTAATGTCATTGTTATGGGTAGTTGAATAATGATTAAACTATTGCCATTAATATTATTAAGCGGCTGCTCACTAACTAGCGAGCACGACGAATACTTAGATAGAATTGACTCAGTAACTATGGGTGACAGCTATCGATTAGTATTGGCTAAGATTATTGACAAGCCTTTTGTTTCTAATTGCCGCAGACCTGTCAACAGTCATATTTGCAATGTTGTTTACGCTACTTCAGACACAGATAAAATTGTACTTACTTTTAACGTTGATAAAAAACTAATTGGAATTTACTGATGAAGACTTATAAATCAAGCGACCTTACTCATAAGCGTGCAGAGGTTTTAAGGGAAGCCAAGCTTAACGGTGTAATTATTCAAGAGCGAAACACTAATGGTGAGGTAAGGTGTGAATACGTGATTATATCTAAGCAGAAATACATAGATTTATAGATAAGCAGTACAAACAAGCCACTTTAACGAGTGGCTTTTTATTGCCTAAAATTTAGTTAAATTAACCATGTTGTATTTTATGCTATTAATTGGTTATAATGACTAAAAGGTTAACGTTACACCTAAAGTAACGGCTTAAATCCTCCGAAAGGTGCTTAAAATGTCAGATGAAAATAACGAAGGTATTGTTATGCCTGCTGTGGTTAGCGATAAACCAATCACTGAAGAAGTAATTAGTCCCGATGTTAGTGCTGAATCATCTCCAGCTAGTGAAGAAAATCACGATAATAAATCAAATGGTGTTCAACAACGTATTAATGACTTAACGGCAAAACGATACCAAGAGACGAGACGAGCAGACGAAGCAGTAGAGGCGTTGGCTAAGTACCAGGCTCAAGCTAGTCAAGCTCCATCAAGTCAAACAGTGCAAGAAAGTATTGCACCTGTATTGCCTGACGACATATACGATGAAGATTCTATGCGTAAATACCATACGGACAGCCAAGCATATAACATGCAAGCTGCTCAAGGTGCCGCAAAGTCTCAATATGAATCCCAACAACAAGAGAGTGCACAACAAGCTCAAAATGCTAGTCATGCCGTAGCAATCGATAAGTATTCATCAAACGCAGTACGCGATGGTGTTAATTTCGATAAGCTATTAATTGCAGAGCAAACGCTTAAACAGAATGGTCTTGGTGGAGAGTTAGCTAATTTCTTATTGAATGACACTAACGGAGCTAAGATAGTAGAGTATCTAAGTGATAACCCTGCTGAAATGCACGAAATACTCAAGTTAGATCCTGTATCTGCTGGTATTCGCATTGCCAATGAAGTTAAGCCAAAAGTCTTGTCGTTAACTCCTAAAGTATCTGGCGCGCCCGATCCTATCCCTGAAGTGGTGGGTGGTGGGTATGTTCAAGTTGATGACTTTAGCAAAAATTACCCTGGCGCTGAAATAATTTAATTTAAGGAATAAAAGAAAATGGCTAATAATTACCAAAGCAATACCAATGAGAAGCTACTTAAAAGCTTTATCAAAGGATTCGAGTCTAGTACTGTTTTATTAAACACAGTATCTAAACAACTAGTAAATGACATTGATGCATCAACTGGCGCAGGTGCTACACCTGTTAAGATGAAGCGTCCAACACAATATAAACCAGTACGCACACCAGGTGGTGATTTAACATCTACTACTGCAAACCCTGTACAAGTTGGCTCAGTATTCGGTCAAGTTTCAGCAAACGGTTATATTACTGTTTATGTTGAGAACACACAGGTCGAAGAAGCATTACAGACAGACCAGTTAGACGCATTACTTATGCCGATTGCTGAAGATATGGTTATCACTTGTGAAAGTGAACTGGCTCAGTATATGACACGCAATGCACAATTACACTCTGGCACTGCTGGTCAATCAATTAAAAAATGGTCTGATATCGCTAACGCTGGCGCTTTATTTAAAGAAATTGGTGCTCCTGCTGGTAAAAAGTATGCAGCTATTAACTCTTTTGATGAAACTGTATTGGCTGACTTACAAACTCAGCTAGGCGTTAACCCTGAAGTTAATCAAGCATGGAATGACGCAGTTATCAAAACTGGCTTTGCTGGTTTAAATCAAGTAATGACTACTAACAACCTTGATGAATATGCCTCAGGTGCACCAGGTACCGGCATTACACTAGCATCAACTCCAGCTGCTACTTATGTAGCATACAAAGATACTTACCGCATGAGCTTGGCGCTTACTGGTTTAACTACCTCAACAGGTACATTAAAGGCTGGTCAGCAATTGGCATTCCCTGCATCTTCTTTAGTGAATATGCGTAATGGTAAAGTAGTTCGTAAAGGCGGTGTTTCAGTGCCATTTACTGCAACTGTACTAGCTGATGTTACTGCTGATGGTTCTGGTAATGCTACTGTCTCTGTTTCGGGTGCTGCAATCTTTGAAGCTGGTGGAGCATACAACACTGTAAACGCTGCGTTGGTTTCTGGTGCTACGGTTACTGTCATTGATGGTGCAACAGCAGTAGATAAGCGTCCGGCACTTGCTTACTGTGAAGGTTTTGTTGGTATGGGTTCAGTCGTATTGCCTAAGTTGCATTCTATTGACTCAAACATTATCAATCATAAAGGTGTTAGCATTCGAGTTCATCGCTTTAGTGATGGCCTTGGCAACAAGAATAGATACCGTTTTGATATCTTGCCAACATTCGCAACGTTTAACCCTTCTTGGGGTATTCAGCTTGAAGGTACAGCATAAGTTTTAAACTTTGCTGAATAATGTTATTATCAAGGGACTTTAATTAGTCCCTTTTTTTTGGAGTTAGAATGCACATAACAATGTTAAAAAAGAATTTTCAAGATAAAACTATTCATTGCGTGATAGATGATTCGTTTAAAGCTGATTTTGAAGCAATGGGTTTTGTTGATCATGATTCAAAACTAACACCTGAAGTTAAGGTTAAAGCTAAGGCTAAGGCTAAGTAAATGACTGCTAAAATAGATTTGGTTAACGGCACTTATCAATTAATAAGAATTAGCGGATTAACAGCAAAGTCAACACCTGAAGATGATGTGATCGCCTTACAAGTTGCTGACGATTACGCAGGAGAGTTGTTAGCTACTGGCTTAGATGTTGGCTATATTCAGCCTTTAGTTTACGGGCAAAGTGATCCGAATGATTACTCAGGGTTAACACCTCAAATGATGGGGCCATTTAAAAAACTATTAGCTTTACAGCTAGTTGATTTTTTTGGTCAAGTTGCGCCTATGCAGATGCAAACAAACGCAGATAAAGGCATGAGATCTTTGGAGCAATTGCTCGTTAATGTTAAGCCATCTCAAAACCCTTCGACCTTACCTATGGGTTCAGGCAACGAGCAAAATTATAGAAGTAATATATTTTACAACGAACCAACTAGTGACGATAACGGAATATATCAAAACACTTCAGATGTATTTCAACTACCTATTGATTGGACTGCATGGCTTGCAGGGTTGTTTGATCTAACTACAGTTACATACGAAATAGATGCAGGAATATTATTGACGGACAAAGTAATTGACGGATCTTTGTCGGTTGTAACCGTAGGGTTTAGCCAGCAAGGGCAATTCTCTCTTTGTGCCAAAGCAACAAATTCAAACGGTGATATAGAGTCTTACAAAATTACTTATAACGTTGATAACTGCAAGTAAATAAGGGTTAAGAAAATGCCAAGCATACCATTTATCAAGGGTGACAAAGTAGATAATAATACTGACTTTAGAGACTCATTAGCTGTTAATTATTACGCTGTGTTGCGTGATGTTTACGGTGAAAAAGGTTATATGCTCAACTACTACGGCTTATCTGATTTTGCTACAGGTCAGGGTATTAGTCGCGGAACTATATGGGTAGCTAGAGCCGGCCTTGAGGGACAGTATCGGGTTACAGGACAGTCACTAATAAAAATAAACGATGATAAAAGTGTAACTGTTCTTGGTACGCTATCTGGTACTGACCAAGTCGCTATGACTTATTCTCTTAATAATCTTGCTATTGTTGCTGATAAAAAACTTTACTATTACAACCCTACGGATGGATTTAGACAGATAACAGACTCAACGGTCGGTAGTCCTATCGATATAGTGTGGGCTGACCTTAGGTTCGTATTAACGGACGGTGAATATTTATTTCAATCAAGCGCATTGAGTGAAGAAGCTTATGAAGGGTTGGATTTTATAGGTTCAGACTTTCAGCCAGATAAGATATGGGGCGTAGGCCTTAATGACGACAATGAGGTTATAGCGTTTAATGATTTATCAACAGAGTACTTTGTTAATGTTGGGGGGGTTAATTTCTCCCACAAAAGAATCCCACAAAAAGCTGTTAAGGCTGGCATCGCTGGCACTCATGCAAAAGCAGAGTATAAGGATAAATGGTACGCACTAGTAAGAAGGTCTAACACACAATACCAATTTAATATCATTCAATCAGGCTCAGCAAAATCAATAACAAGCAGAGAAATTGAAAAGGTATTAACTAAATATACAGGGCTGGAGCTATCAAAGACAGTCGTTGAAGTTTTTACAAAAGACTCTGTTACATGGATGATTGCACACCTACCTAACGAAACGCTTGCATATAACGACACAATAGCTAATACATACGGTATTGATTTAGCATGGTCTATCTTAAAAACTGATGTGTATGGTAATAAGACTTACCGCGGTAAAGATATGACTTACGATCCCCGCTTCAGCAAGTGGACGATTGGCGATAAAATAGATAGCAAAATTGGTTTTCTTGATGATTCTCAATGCACACATTACGGTGATATAGTCGAAGGGTTGTTATTTACTCCATCTTTAGATATGGAAGGATTGTCGATTAATGAGCTTAAATTAAAAACTATACCAGGCATTGCGCCAAGTAATGATGCTACTGTTTTTATGTCAAGAACAGATGATTTGCGAATTTACAGTATGGAACATACCGCTCGGTATGGAGCAAACCTTGATTACAATAAAAATTTTACAATGAGAAGGTTAGGGTACGTAAGAAGCGAGACAGCATTCAAAATAAGAACAGCTTCACGCTCTCGTATGGCGTTTTGTCGATTAGATGTGAGTGCATCATAATGGCTGACCCTAGAAACGCATCAACACAAAGGGCGTATTTAAGTTATTCTCAATTAGAAGAATTAACTGATTGGGCTCCATTATTACTTGATGATTACCAAGCCATTCAGCAAGACTTTAATTATACAGCTGATGAGCTTGATATTGTTGACGCAAAAATAATAGATCTACAGGATTCGCACTACCCGAACTTATCATCACAAGTTCAATTTATACAGCAACAATTAGACGGCCTACCTAAGTTTACCTGTGATACTACAGGATTTACGGCAGACTCAACAGAATGGACAGCAGATAAGGATACAGCATAATGACACAAGAAATAATAGAAGTTGGAGGGGCAAATCAAAAGCAAGGTGATACACCGTTTGTTTTTTGCCCGAAAATAAATAGAAATTTTGAAGAGGTTTATGCTGCTATTGCTTCATTGGCAGGATTTACTAAAACTTACTGGTTTTATAATAATGATACCGCAACAGCAACAACCCCTATTTCTCATGCAGGAGGGGCAACAGGCACATATTTAACTAACAATTCTGCAGGCTCTGCTACAGACGCACGCAACCCAGACTCAAAACCAAATTTATGGAATGCCGCCACAAACAAGTTTGATTTTTCATCGTTAAAAGTAGGCGATTTAGTTAACTTTAGAGTTGATTTGTTTATTGATAACGCTGCAGCGCAAGAAGTTAATTTATTTATGAGTTTGGGTGAAGGTGTTTCACCTTACGAGCTACCTGTAGGTCATAATTATTACAAGACAGCGGCCACGGGAGTACCTGTTATTTTTATATTTCCATTGTATATAGGAAACGAAGAAACAAGAACCGGCGGCGCAAGATTTAGATTTGCATCAGCGGCAGCAACAAACATAACAGTTCGAGGCTGGCTAGCTACAGCAACGGTGGTTTAAATGGCAACTAAACAGATAGTTGATAACTTTGTTAATACTTCGGTTGATACGCCTCAAGTGGCTTGTACTGCGCCAACGACTGAAGGCTTGGTAATAGAAGCGTTTACAGCAACAAACAACTCAATAGTTGACGCAAGCTATAAAGCTTATATAGTTTCATCGGGTGGTGTTGAAAAGCCTATCCGACCATTTAAAATAGTAGTGTGGGGCGAGTCAGATTTAGGTCAAGGAATTAACAATCAAATCATACCGGCTGGAGGCAGTTTAAAAGTAGAATGCTCAGCATTAGCTTCTATATTTTTTACAGTAACAGGTAGGTCTGTAAGCGTATAGATTACGTGATATAATAAACAAAACAAAGATAAGGCAAATTATTATGGGTATGTTCAGTTTTCTAGATAAACCTTTTAGAACAGGAGCAAGCAAGGCGGCTAGGGATGCTAAAGCAGCTGGTGGCGTCTCACTGGCTGAGCAAGGAGCTTTAAAGGCAGAGATTGGTGATATATATCAACCTCGAATGGATGCAGGAAATCAGGCTTTTCAGGACATTAACAGCTTTTATAATGGCGACCAGCAAACTATTATTGACCAAGCTCAAGCGTCACCGTTTATGTCTAGCCTGGTAGGTGCTGGAGAGAATGCCATTGCTAGAAACTCGCAAGCAACAGGCGGTTTTCGTTCGGGTACTACACAAGAAAACCTTGCTCAAAACGAGCAAAGCGTTTTAATGGGCTTGGTTAATCAAATGCTTCAAGGCAAGCAGGGTATTGCTCAGGCTGGATATGGCGCTACGGATGCTTATACAACAGCAATGCAAAACTTAGTTGCAGGACAAGGCGCTACGCGTGGACAAATTGCCAATGTTGATATCAATAAAGCGGCAGGGAAAAGTAGTTTGCTTGGGGGTTTATTTGGTGCTGGTGCATCACTTGGGGCGGCTGGAATAAGTGCCGGAGGAATGACAGACGCAGCAAAAATCACAGCAGCTAGTGACATAGCATTAAAAGACAATGTTGTAAAAGTTGGCACTAAGCATGATTTAAACTGGTACACGTGGGATTGGAATGAACTTGCAAATGAAATAGGCTTAACTGGCAGCGAAGAAGGTCATATCGCTCAAGAAGTGCAAAAGGTTAGACCTGATTTAGTTATTAAACAAAACGGCTATTTAGCTGTAAATTACGAGGGCTTTTAATATGGGTTTTCAAGTTGATATGTCGCCATTGGAGCGAAGCTCAAGATACATCGGGCAGTCTTTGGCTAATGCAGGGCAATCTATCGGGGGTGCGTTAATTGATAGAGAAAGCAGAATGACACAGGCGCAACAGGGCCAAGACAACGAAGAACAAGTACAGGACTTAGTGCAGCGCTCAATGAATGGTGATCCACAAGCATTGCAAGAGTTAATGTCAAAAAGCCCTCAAGCTGCACGTATGGTAGCTGAACAATTACAGGGGCAGCAAGCAACGCAGAAGCAGGATGAGATAGATTTTAATTCTGAACGCTCAATTAAAACAGCTAAATTTGTCGAGCAAATGTATAGAGCACCCAAGGAGCAGCAAGCAGAAATGTTTGAGCTTGGATTAGGTGACGATAGCATCGATCTTGATGAGGGTGACAGAATTCTCTCTCAAGATAAAAAAGCACAAGAGGACCTAATAACAAGAGCTGCATTAGAAACCATGGAGCCGAAAGCAGCTGAGATTTACCTTGATAGATTTTTTGGTGAAGATCAGGATGCTAAAAAGTTCAGCCAGGGCACAGGTAAAATGTCTGGCTATTCCTTTGATACATCTACTGGGGGTTACTCAATAAATCCTGAATTAAAAGCTAAACTTGATGAAGTTACAGACACAAAGGTGTTAACGCTAAAAGACAAGATCACCTTAAATAAAGAGCTAACAAACCTAACAAAAAGCACTCAAGGTATATATTCAGCAGCCGCAAGCTTATCTAAGTTAAAAGACACATCGACAGCAACAGATAAACTAGCTGCAATATTTAAGTTTATGAAGTCATTAGATCCAACCTCGGTGGTTAGAGAGGGGGAGCAGGATATGGCAGTAAGAACAGGTGGGGCGGCAGATACTATGGTTGGCTATGTCAATTCATTAATTGGAGATGGTAAGTTGTCAGACAAGGCATTTACAAACATGGTCAATACTGCAAAAAATTTAGCTAATTCGGCTATAGAATCTAGTAACCCAGAAGTTACAAACTATTTAAGTGTATTTGGTGACGATCTTCCTAAGAACTTTAAAGCGTCACTTTTAAACAGAATACCTAAGGCATTTAACATAAAGCAGTTAGAGGGGGATAAAAAAACCATAGATGTGGACTTGTCTAAACTTAGCTTGGAAGAATTAAAAGCACTTAGAGCGAAGGGTTAATTATGCCGACCATACAAGATATAGATAGAGAGATAGCAAAAAGAAATCAAATGTCTGCTATTGATGCAGAAATAACAAAGAGAGAATCACAAGCAGAAACTTCTTTTGGTGATGATATTGTTGGAGGTCTAGAGGTTGGGGCTACTATTTTAAGTGGCGCTGTCGCTGAGCCTATATCCGGCATTATAGGGGCGTATGAGGCTTTTAAAGGTGGTGATCCATCTGCTTTAATACCATTTATGCAAAAGGAATTAACATACCAACCAAAGACAGACTCAGGACAGCAGCAAATAAAAGCTGTTGGAGAGTTTATGCAGCCAATAGGGGAGGCATTTAAAGGGCTGGAGGAAGGTTTAGGGAATGCTGTTTTTGATGCTACAGGTAACGCAGAGCTTGCAACTATCGCACACACTTTACCAACTGCCGCTCTAGAGGCTTTAGGGGTAAAAAGCTTTATAGGCAAAAAAACACCTTCAATGTCACCAGATGAAATAGCAAAACAAAAGTCTTTTGTATCTCAGGGCTTTGAGCCTAAAGAATTCGATAATGCAAAACAATTTACTGACTCAGCAAAAAAGAAGCAGTTAGATGAGGTTTTAGCTTCTGGCGATCAAGAAAGACTTGCAGCTATGATTGATTCTGATCCCGACTTCTTTAAAGCTTTAGATGAATTAGGAGTCAAAGAAAAAGGATTGCCATCAGCATCAAGCAAAAATAGGCAGTACCAAGAAACTGAGCAAGCACTTAAAAAAATGCCTGGGTCGGATTTGTCTAAAAAAGAATTTGATCAGGTTGCAGAGCTACAAAAAATATCTGACGATTTAATTACAGAGTTTGGCGGCACCACTGATAAATCATCGTTATCAATTTCACTTGCTAACGATGCCGATCGTGTTATTGACAGCCTTAACCTAACAACTGAGGCTGCATACAATACCATTAGAGACAACATACCAAAGCAAACGCTATCATCTATGGATAATATAGGTGAATACATGGCGCAAGAGCTAGCCGATTTAGGTGGTGATATTTCACAACTAAGTGCGCTAGAAAGGCGGCTGTTGTCAATGTCAGAAAAAGGAGCCACTTATCACGCACTTGATAAGATAAGGAAGGAATTAGGGGCAACTATTGGCAAAAAAAGCGACAAATACAAGTCTGAAGATGTTGGTGCATTAAAGCGAATCTATGAAAAACTAACTAACGATCAAGAGATAGTGGCTAACGATTTGGACATGGGTGAATCATGGAGCGCAGCCAAAGAACTGGTTATTCAAAGAAAATCATTAGAAGATAAATCGATACAAATGTTTGGTAAAAATCTTTCTGATGCCTTTATGCCTAAAATGGGCTTAGCTATGAAAAAATTAACTACTGGAGATTACAAAAAGTTTAACGAGTTACTTGATTCAGTGCCAGAAGGCAGAAAGCAAGAGGTTATTGTTTCAGCTTTAAATGATGTGTTTACTATGGGTAGCAGAAAAGAAAAACAATTGAATGTTGCTGGATATGCTGATTGGTTTAACGGGTTAAGCAAGAACGGCAAGTTAAAAAAGGAGCTTTATGATAGTCTACCAAAAGAGCTAACAGTTAAGCTTGATGCTATGGGTAAGGTAACTAATGGAATAAGAAACGCTCAAGCTGCCGCACCTGTTGGTGGTCAAGTGATGGCTAACGCTGGCGTATTAGATAAAGTCGTTAACGGTGTCGCTAGTCGATTCTTAACTAAACTACCTGGTATTATTGGAGATGTGGTTTCTGTAGGGTTAGAAAAAAGCAAAGGAAAGGGGTTTGATGCTGCAATGGATGTATTAAATGATCCTGATTTTTTGGCTAATATTCAAGCGTTATCAAAAGGACAAGCAAGAAAAGCGGCAGAGCTAGAAAAAAGATTAATGAAGAAAAAGAAATTTAAAGACTTTGTTAATACCTTGCCAGCCAACGAAGCCAAAGCCATAAGCGTACTGGGATTAACATCATGGCTATCAAGATCAAACGAACAACAAGACGAGGCCAGCACCCCAGAGGAGGTCGCGCAATGATTTTTGCTTGTCACCGATTATCATTGCAACAACTATAGTAATAATGCCAAACATAATTTAAACCTTAATATAAAAAACGTAAATATAGTGTAGCAGTAAAACAAACAATCAACCAAAAATAAATCAATAGGTGATTAAAATGAGTTTAATAAACTTTCCAGTATTGTACATTCCAGACCCGGTAAAGGGCAGGCCGTTATTTAATGGTCAAATATATGTCGGTGAGCCTGACCTAGACCCTCAAGTAGTAGCTAATCAAAAGCAACTGAATATCATAAAAAGTGATGGTACGGTTATCGCTGTTGCTCAGCCGTTTTTATTAAGTGCTGGCGGTGTCCCGGTATATAACGGAAACACTGTTCGCCTTGATGTTGATGGTAACTATTCCATTAAGATTTTAGATAAGCTAGGCGCACAAGCTTACTATATTGAAAATGTATTTGAAGGTGAGCCGGTGACTGACGCTACATTACCAGCGCTATTAATCAACGACCTATCACAAGCTTATGAGTTTGCAACGGTGGCAGAATACAAAGCATTTGCCACTGCCTTTCCTGTTGGTAAAGCCATAAGATTACTTGACAGAGGCGCTAAATTTACGGTTATATCTGGAGTGTTAACAGCTAACACATTCAGCATTATTGCAAGCGCATCAGTTGATCAAAGTATAACGATAAATGTAAGCCCTGAAATGTATATGACACAGTTTGGAGTTCCTTTAAACGGGACAGTTACACAAAACGCAGGAATACAAATAGCGTTTGATACTTGTGCAAAAGGCAAATTATATATTGAGGGCGATGGTTCTTACCTTATCGATGCGACAGCTAACCATGTATCTGTACCAGGAGGATCAACAATTGAATGGTTGGGTGACACTTCATTTTTAGTTAATACAAACAATGCAGGTAATTACGCAGGTTTACTAATAGTTAATGCGAATAACATCAAGCTACTTTCACCATTTATCATAGGTGACAGAGATACTCATATTGACACAGGTGCAGAAAATGGGCATTGCATACAAATCGAAGGAACATCAACAAGCATTCATATAGTAAGCCCTCGCCTGTCAAAATCATGGGGTGATGGGCTTTATGTGCTAAATGTTGCAAATCTGAGGGTTGACAATATCAATACCTTTAGCACTAGACGAAACGGTATATCAATAATCAGTGCTGATGGTTGTATTATAAATGGTGGGATATCGACATTTTCTGATGGCACAAATCCCAGAGCAGGGATAGACCTTGAGCCAAACAACCCTACACAAAAACTAAAAGGAATCATTATTAATGATTTTCGCACAGCTAATTGTGCGATAGGGATATCGGTTGCGCCTATTTCAATGGATAGTACCAGCAACCCTATTGATGTTGTAATTAATAACCCTGTCTCATTTAATGACAATAGAGGCCTTCAAGTTTCTACTTATACAGATGTGAAAGGTTCGGTTGTTGTTAATAACCCAATAGCTATAAAATCAGGTGGGAACGGCTTATTGATTGATAAGCCTAATATTAATGGTCCAAATATTGTAATTAACGACCCTGTTGTAATAGATAATAATCGGCTTAACTCTGCAAGCAATACAGCTAGTGCTGGCATACTTGTATTTTCTCCAGTGGAAGCTGTACAAACGACATTTAAACTTGGTAATGTTGAGATAAACGGGGCAACCATTAAAAGTAGCGGCTCACCGTTAAACAGGTCAGGTATTACAGTTCAAGACGGAAGGGCAATATTCCAAGGGTTTGGCAATATAAAAATAACCGACCCTAAAGAAATAACCACTTTTACTGGAGCATTAAAACTGTCAGTTGTTGCAAATTCAGGCGGTGTCGATAGTGATATACAGGTTATAGATAGTAATGATTTATTTTTTGCCTCTCCCACAGGAACTAGTTCAGTTTCACCAGCGTCATGGGTGAGCCATTTATCTTCTGATGCTTACACAGGAAATGGCAACGCAAATTTATCTGAAAACTACCCCGTAGGCTCTAGGGTTAGATTTGATAAAGGTACGAATGCCTTTACATTGAGGATAGTACCAGCATTGTGTCAAACTCAGCCACTTAATACCGTACCGGGGCAGATAGTTGATAGTACGCTAAATGGATCAACTATAACGCTAGAAAAGTTCAGTACTACAGAGTGGAGAGTTATAAATCTAGTTGGTACATGGATTTAATTAAATCTAATATAACCTTTACCCGTTAAAATAAAGCGTGCTATGTAAATCATACACGCTATTTCAATTGCTATTAATATATTCATTTTCTATTCCTTAGTACGTTAAATGGTTAATCAAGCTGATTGAACGGAGTTGAATTTGAATCAGGCTCAAGGTTAAGTTTTCGACAATAATCTCTTGCTGTTCCGTAACCAGTGCCAAACAACTCCATACATAATCTAGCGTTGCTTGTTGATTTATGAGCCTTGATTAATTGCCTAGCGTTAGCCATGACAAGTAAGTCATTATTTAACTCTTTTAACTCTAACTCCTTGATTGCTTCGAGAGCCAACTGCAATTGCCAACTATGCCCTATACGTTCAGACATCCAAACTTTAAACTCCTTTGCTTTACTCACTATCATTCCCCTCGTTATCTAATTTAGCGTTTAAACTGACTTCGTTAACTCAGCCCATGGCAGTGCTTTATCGCCGTATTCAACATCATGAACATCTAAATATGTCACTATAGCCATCAAAAGCCCGTTAAATATAGTCACATCAAACTCCTCGGTTCTCACGCAGTCGTAAACACTTTTTGCAGTATCACTACATACGCAAGGCGGCTCCATATTTCCACCTAAAGTAATTATTTCCTTTTCCATTATACCCACCATTTATTTAATTAATTTTTCTAACGTAGGCATAGTTCTAAGCATGCACGTAATGTCATAGCCAAGCTCAACCGCTAATTTTCTAAGCTCCTCCTTTATTTCCTTAGCACCAATAAGTGTTAAGATTCTTGCTTGCTCTGTAAATAATCCGTAATTACCAGCCTGATTGCCAAGACTGACAACCTTCTCTTCTAGCATCTCACTTCTAGCTGATGGCTTTTTTAAGGCACCGTAAGTAACTTGTTCCATATAAATAAACCTCATAAATTGAATTCATACTAATCATAAGCGCATATGTTACGCATGTCAATAGGTTAAGCGAATTCTCGTACAAGTCAACACAATATCACATTAATTCTCTAATCTTTTTATTGAACCCAGACCTAAGAACCCAAAGTATGCAGCGCTTCGGGTGTCTTCGTTGCTTCTGCCTTTCCAGCCAGTGACACTTTCAAACTGAGATTTATCCTTTTTCCACATTTTTGATATTTTATGGTTAACTATTTTTATATTGTAATGAGATAAAAATCTCTCTAACTCTATTTGCGATTGCTTACACATGCCTATATGCTGTGCCATTTTAAGCTTTACGTTTATATTTGTTTTTCTATCTCTAGCGCTAAATGCTGCACTTACTGCATTAACATCTTCAATGTGAAATTCAATATCTTGATCTATCATGGGGTTTGGCTGCATATTAATAAGACAAAGTATTTCTTCTAAGTTACAGCACCTTAATATTTCTAGCTTACTATTAACGTAAACAGCTACGCCATGCGCTTTTGAATCTGGGTCGATACCAATTATTATTTTGCTCATGCTCTTGTGTCCATTATTGCGTGATATACATCCATCGGTGGTACGTCATAACCCCATTGCGCCATGCAACTTATTAGGCTTTGAAATATACCTCTCTGGTCCCCGTACTTTTTAACAAATGATTTTTTATTGCTGCCAACGTGAAATTCATGATTAATATTTGGATCATGCAATTCAAAAGGAACAGGAATAATAAACCAGTGACCTATGTCAACTTTATTATGCCTAGCACTTCTACCCATCACATGATGTCGCTGCATTTCAAATCTACCCTCGTAGTCAGGATATAAAATACCTAAACTTTCTTCTTCGATGAACTTAGTTATATCACTCATCCACTTCTTTTGTGCTGCGTTAGCTTGTTTCATTATTTATCCTTACACTTATCACAAATAAATACCGGCCTACTTAAACTGTCACGTCTTGGCAGTCTCCAGGCTGTTTGTTTTGGTAAAAATATATAACCGCATTTACAACTCTTGTTTCCGTCTGATGTGACTTTTTTGTTTTCCATAATCTATTTATCCTTAAATTTAATTGGTATGCCGTTATCGTTAAAATAATAAATCATTTGCTCCATCATTATTTTAGACTCGGGTATCGTTAATAAACTGGTTACTTCTAAGCACTGTATAAGCTTCATTTTGCTTTCATGACTGTGCTCAAAGTAGCTTAGCTTATCTAGTAAGAACTCCATCTTATCTGAGTGTTTGGCGCTGTTTAATATCAATGGCAGTCCGAACGCATCTTTGCAAAAATTCTTAACATCTAACGGGGTTTGATCGTCATTGTGCTTTGCTATCTGCCCGAACCATAAATGCAATTGTGCGTTAGCTGCCAGTCTTCTTGTGCTGCCTTGCTCAGTGATTGTTAATTCATATTTCTTCTGAGGATTATCGCCCAGGAACAAGTCTATTTTTCTGTAAAAGTCTTGTCTTAACGCTAATGGTATCGGCTCGTTTTTCACGCTTCACCAATCCAAAAATAAGTAACAGGCTGCCCCGTCTTTGTTTTATCATTTTCTTTTTTAATAAAACCCTTTTCAGTGAGAGTCCTTATACAATCACCAATCGATGATTTAGAGAATCCCGAATAAGAGTTTAAGTAAGCTAATGTAATACCGTTGTTAGACTTTATTGAGTGAGTGATAGACTTTAGCGTTTCAGAATGCTTAGGCGTCTTTCTAGGTCGCGCAATAGTCTGTGGAGATATCTTATTGAATAAAGCTTCGCCGATATCGTTATATATTTTATTTACTCCAGCTGCGTTAATCATGTCATCACCATATAAAATATTACTGTTGATAAAATCATGGATAAAATCCATACCGTTATTGCTTTAACTCTTAATCGTCTTTTCATTTTATAACTCCTTTTTAAATAAAATTATTTTCTTGTGTATTTGACCTTTCCGCCTTTACCACGACTACCACCTCTAAATGAATTATCAATATACGGAACATCAACATGCACAGGGGGAGCGGTTAAGCAAGACATAGAAAAACCTAATACAGCTAATTGGCGCCGATTGGGTGTGGGTTCGTCATCACAAATTAATACATCTCCATCATCAGGATTAATATCATCCAGTGAATCTATCACAACTATTTCAGTTTGCTTTGCTGCTAAACTAATTGTTAGGGCTGCGGCTATTTGCTTACCTGAGCCACAGCTACCTAGTACCATTATTTTCATAATCAAACACCACTCTTGATTGCCTTACTAATTGATTCTGACAAGCTTACCGGCTTGCTATCTTTAATACTTACAGTTTCACTTTCTTCATAGTCGCCAGCGTCAACATGGGCTAACCACATATTGTAAGCTTTATCCTCAACTTCAGATTTGCTATCACCTTCAGTACAGAATAGTTTTTTATTACAAACTGCATACCATTTGCCGTTTACGTATTTGTATTTCATTGACTGCTTGAAGTTATTCATTATCACTCTCTAGTTTTTTCATTATTGAGCTACCAACATTAAAAATAGTACTCATTAAAAGTGTAAAAAATACACCGTCAGGGCCAGAAGGGGAAAACAACTCGAGTATTATTCCGAATATAGATAAAGCTAAAAATACATTAGTCCAATTTTCCATCTGTTTGCTATTCATCTTTATTACTCCGTCAGTTGGTAAGTGTTAATCTATAGTTCTTCAATAATATTGCTATTTATAACTTCGATTTCATACTCTATATCAGTTTCGCAATCAGCTATAAACTTGTGAGGTTGGTTTTTTATTTCATTTACCAATTCAACTAATCTATTCGGGTCTTTTGGCATGTCCCAACCATTTTCAGCGCTAATTGTTAGTGTGTGGGTTTTTACTTCCTTAAATTGAAATGTAATTTTAGCTATGTCCATCTTCTTAACTCCTTAGTTGTTATAAACTGCAATCAAGTGCAGTGGTTATAAGTCTGAAGTTACATTAGTAACTAGATAGTCTGCATTTATATCAACTATCTCTGTTTCGTTATCATCTACCCATCGAATCCACGCTTCATTTTTTGTTATGGCAAGTACTATAAATTTATTATCGAATGCACCCATGTTATAAGTTGGACCTACTTTTAATTTCATAATTCATTCTCTCTATTGGTTAGTTGTTAACTGAGTTACCTTACTTCTACCCAAATTTTCTTTTTGGTTACTTTTAGCGCAAATTTTAATTGAGCCAGTTCCTTTTCTAAATACTCAATATCACTTTCCATTCGCTCAATTGCTGGCTTTCTGTGAAAATGAAATCCATCAAAGTAATGTGCGTATTGATTTCTGCCTGCATTACCTACCGCACTTCTTACGTCTCTTTCGTCAGCAAAACTAGTAAGTATTTTATACTCAACGTGTTGTTGCCTATTTGTTACTTCAACAGTAGTGGGGTTTGCATATCCAAATGTAAACTCCATCTTCATTCCTTATTTCGTTTAGTTGTCAGGGTAATAATAATTACTACCCTGTAAGATTTATTACTTAGTATGAAGCGCCAACAATAGCAAGATTACCGCTTTCGTCTTTAAGCACCTGGAAAGGTCACTCTCCAGACTTGTTAACTCCACCTGACGGGTCTTTTACTTTAAGCCAGGTTATTACAGTATCCATGCCAACAAAAAAATTACTTGGTTGCGTGTTCTTGCTTTCACTTGTTAAGGGCATATCAGCCAAGCAAGCAGGCCTTAAATATGCGCCAATTCTGTTTGCGTATTCTGCTAATGATTCCATTATTCATTCCTTATTTCGTTTAGTTGCATAAAGTGCTGTGATCAAATTAAACTTCTCTAACATCAAGCGCGCACAATATGTTCTCAATTTCGTCTGTACTTCCAAGCTCCCACTTTACTTCATTGCACCCTTCACCATTTATCGCGTCAAACATAAAATACAAATTAAATATATTGTTCTTTTCGCTAATTGATGGGTAAATTTGAGTTACGTTTACTAAGTTGACTAGAGGGTGGTTTTTGCCATTTCTAATAATCATCTTCATTTCCTTATTTCGTTTAGTTATTCATTAAGTTGAATCTACAATAGCAAATGATTATTGACATGTCAACGATAATGAGTTATTGTTTACGCAGATTAATTAATGAGGACAAAAAATATGCAACAGAAAGAGCTTAAAGAGTTGAATGATAATAACTGCGTAACAACCGTAATGGCTGTTGGTAGTGGGGGAAATTGGTTGGTTGCCGTTGATGAAGGGGAATATGGATTAGCAACTATAAGAACAGCTAGAGGCGGCAAACGAGAGTTCAAAACTTTAGATGCTGTTTACAAGATGCTTGAAGAAGTTGGAATTAAATCTTTTTCAGTTTGCTAGAAATAAAAAAACGCCCTCGATAGGCGCTTAATTAAGTATTCATATTGTGTGACTAGGATATTATAACATGAACATAAAAAGAAAACAAAAAAATGGCTACGTGTACCTTTTGGGTTGCAGTATAGATTGCAAAGCATACAAATATGGATGCACAACATTGACTCCAAAAGTAAGATGTAAAAAAATAAATTCAGAAAATAAGCAGTTTAACTTTAAGGTCATAGCGTCATTTAAAAGCTTTGATATTTTTAAGGATGAAAACAATATTAAATGGAACATGCTTCCATGTGGGATAGGATCATTTAGTGAGTTCTTTTATTCTTGTGGGGATTTTACGTATACCAGGAGCCAGCTTATAAATATGTTTCTTGTTACAGGTGGTGTTCTGGAGAAAGATAATGAAGTGGTTTAAACATGATACTGATGCAAATATGGACGCTAAACTTCAAGAGGTAATGCTAGATTATGGTTTAGAGGGTTATGGCTTGTATTGGTATTGCATAGAGTTAATAGCGCAAAGAGTTAACGGCGACAACCTCACCTTTGAGCTTGAACATGATTGTAGAATCATAGCCAGAAATACAGGCTCAACCCCTCAAAAGGTTGAACAAATGATGAAGTCATTCATAGGATTGGGATTGTTGAATGTTGAGAATGGTCATGTATTTTGCTTAAAGCTTGCCTCTAGGTGTGATGATTTTACAGCCAAAGCAGTCAGAAGAAACGGAGTAAAAACCATTACAAATCAATCGGTCGGAGTAAGTCCGAGTTTGTCGGCTTTTGTCCCTCTAGAAGAAGAAGAAGAAGAAGAAGAAGAAGTAAGAAAAAGAAGTAAGAAGAATATAAGTAACATACATCAGCAAGTAGCTGACTCTTGGAATGAAGTCTTTAAAGATGAATTGTCATTAGTAAGCAAGGTTACTCAAAAAAGAAAGGCTGCAATCAACGGTTGTATTTTAGAAATGAAAGGAACCGAACACGACTTTTCAAAAATCGAAACTTGGACTAAGCTTTTCGTCTACGCAAAAACTGTTAAATTTTTAATGGGTGATAACGACAGAGGTTGGACAATGTCATTTGATTTCATAACAACTAAAAGTAAATTATTAAAACTGATTGAAGGAGAGTATTAAAATGACAATTAATGAACCACCATACAACTTAGAAGTTGAGCAACAGGTTTTAGGCTTGTTAATTAAAGATCCAACTCATAGCAATAGCCGTGAAACTTTAGATAGTTTAAATGTAAATGATTTCTACAGTCATTCGCACAAAGGTATTTTTAAAACCATAAAATACATGGCTGAAAATAAAAAAGAAATATCCCTGAATTTAATTGAAGAAGAAATTGAAAAGTTTGATTTCGATTATGGAGGGTTTATATACCTAGCTGAGTTAATGAGAGGGGCAATAGGCATATCAAACATGGGAGCCTATGCAACGGTAGTAAAAAAACACGCTCGTTCAAGAGACTTGCTCTCAGCGCTTAATAACTCAAAAGAAATGATAGGCCAAAAAGTAGAAGTTTCAGAGGTAATTGAAAGCTTAGATAACGACCTTAAAAACATATCACTCCAGTCGAGCGGTAAAGATTTACGGCACATAAGAGATTTAGAAGGTGGATTCCTTGATGAACTTGACGCAAGAGCAGCAAGAGGCGGTGCAATAGCTGGTTTATCTACCGGCATTGATGAATTAGACGCTAAAATTAATGGTGTTGGTGATGAATGCCTGGTTGTGATAGCTGGCTCTCCTTCGATGGGCAAAACATTATTTTGCCAAACTATTGCAACATCAGTAACTATTGATCAAAAAAAGAATGCGATGTTTTTTAGCATGGAAATGTCAGAGAGCCAAGTATTTGAGCGTTTTGTTTCAGGTGTTGGCAATGTCAGACCTGACAGTTTAAAGAGCGCACGACTTAACCCTGAAGAACTTGGCAGAATAACAAACGCAGTTGTAGAGCTAAGGTCTAGCGGTTTGTATATTACTGACGAACCGAAGCAATCAGTAGGCCAAATACGCGCAAAGGTTAGACGGCATAAAATTAAACACCCTGACTTGTCAGCTATTTTTATTGATTACTTAGGCTTAATGAAATTAGGTAAAGCAGATAGGCACGATATAGCAATTGGAAATATTACACGCGACTTAAAAGAGTTAGCAAAAGAAGTGAAAGTTCCTGTGTTTTTATGCGTTCAGTCTAAGCGCCCACAAAACGTAAAAGATAAACCGAACATGTCTAGCTTAAAAGACTCAAGTTGCATCGAAGCTGATGCAGATTTAATTATGTTTGTTCATCGTCAGGAGATAGTCGAGCCAGAAACAACTTTAAAAGGTATCACTGAATTAATTATTGCCAAGGATAGGCATAACGATGGCAACGGAACTATTTATTTAGAAAAACTGAACGGCAGGTTTAGCGCATTATCATCTGAAGATGCAGGAAGAATTCAGCACGATATGCAATCAAAAGTAAACCCTAAAAAGAACGGTTTTCAGGGTTAATAGCCAATAACAAGGAGAGATAAGATGGAAAACGAAACAGAGTTAGAAATAAAACACGACATTAAAGATATTGATATGTCCGGTTATACAGATGAGCAATGGTTTAATGAAATCTATGATTATCTCGAAATGATAATGACACCATCTGACCCAGTACCGCCAGCAAAGCCACTCACTGAACAAGGTAAAATCAATCAAAAAGCCAGAGTTAAAGAGTTGATCAAAGCTGAGTTTGACAAAAGGTTTTCTTATTTACTTATAAGAAATTTACTCTAACAGTACAGCACCCACAAAAGGATAATAGAATGAAAAACGTAACTAAGGTTGAGTTTAAAACGGGAGAGGTTTCGCTTGATGCTAACACCGTACTTGATAAGGCGAAAGGCGATTATAATTCAGTTCTTATTGTTGGCTGGGATAATCAGGGGTGTCTTGATGTCAGGTCAACAAATAATTTAGACCAGAAAGACTGCTTGTATTTAGCTCAAATGTTTACGCATAAGTTATTGAGCGGAGATTATGCGCCAGATTAAATGCAAACCACAAAAAAAGGCTCAATTAAGAGCCTTTTATTTTACCTGGTAAACTAAAAGCTTTTAAATAAATCCTCATAGTACGAATTTTCAGTAGCAGCCATCAATCGACTAGCTTCTAAATCATCTTGCTTTTCCCTTACTTCCTTTCCGCATTTTGAATTCCTATCAGGCTGCTTTTTTAACGGTATTGTTTCTGCATCAAGTATATTCATAACTGAATTTATTAACTCATCACTCATTAGATTAGTAACCATTATACATTCTCCTTGCTTTAGCTAGTAAAACTTGCGATTCGTGAACCGTCTGCTTATCAATATAGTCAGGTTCATTCTCTGTTGATGAAGTTATTCCTTTGGCTCGATACTCGTTAATCTCATCAATAGCTATATTTAACTCATGAGATAATTCTTTAATCATTTTATACATATCAGGAGCAGCAGCTATTAAGTAAGCGTTATTTTCTGCATTGGGTATCCCGGCAATATCAAATCCCCCGCCTGGTAGTTTTACTATTACCGCCCTAAGTCCTTTATCAACACCCTGTATTGAAACTGACCATTCGCCTTCAGTAAAATTACTCATTATACATTCTCCTTATGTGCTTCGATTATTAACAATAAAATATTTCTTTTTAATGAAGGTATATCAGTAAAGTTCATTTCGTAAAATTTATTTGTAACCATGTTTAACGTGCAAAAGTGAAAGTTTATGCTAACTTCATGCTCAAGTATTAATTGATTAAGTAAAGCATCATCTATAAGTGGGTTGTAAGCATATCTATCAATACAAAAGCTATATGAATTATTGTGGCTTTCGTTAACAACTTCGTTAAAATGTAATGACGGAATGAATGCGCCCATAAATTCATGTCCACTATCGCCATTTATCTCAGCTATACGTTTACATATTTGTAAATTTGTTAGTTTAATCATTTAACTGCTCCTTTTAATGAAACGCTCCAACCAGTGCGGCTAGAATAATCACGGACTTGCTGCTCAGTTATTTTCATCTCAACAGCGATATGAGAAATAGGATGATAACCGGCCAGCTTTGAAAATTTACGCTTGAAATTATCACGCTCAATATCTGTAAAACCGTATGGGTATTTTTAAACTTGTTTTTAATCGGTGGCATTTATTTACTCTCCATTAGTTCAGGTGATTGATCTAATTGTTCAACGTATTCACTACAAAGTTGAGCTATCTCAATTTCACCACCAATAAATCTACATTCGTGATTATCAACTAACCAAGCGCCAAAATTAGCTATTGTATTAATTACATCGACTTCAAGCTTTTTGCTTTTGATTAGCTGGGTTTCTAGATATGACTTTCTATTTAAATCCTTAACAATATCCTGTACAAACATTGTATGGCCGTCTTTTGTTATGCCCACGCTACTTTCTTTGTATTTAATAGGTCGCATTACTCTTCTCCTAATTTAATGAATTCCCAAACCTTGTAATCAATAACCTTACATACTTGCTGTAACTTACCCACAGACATTGAGCCACCTTTACTGATTTGCGTTATATAAGCACCAGTACATTTCATTTTATCTGCTAAATCTTGCTTACTAATGCCTTTAGTTGCTAGTGCTATTCTAAATGATTTTTCTAAGTTCATATTATTCTCTATTTGTTATGGATGCAGGTATATTATATTAAGTAGCTTAATGCGTCAACTTAAATTAATTAACACAAAACACTTGCAATCATTTTTAATAAGAGTAGGATTAACTCATCGAAACGAAGTTACTTAATTTAAAAGCGAGATACTTATGGATATGCAGCAAATGATGGATTTTGTACAAAGATTTAAAAATATGGATATGAGTTCAGTTAGCGAGATTGCAGCTAAGGATATGGTTATGCAGTCAGCTGGAAGAATGGGCGCAACTTACATTCAGTCAACTGTATTAGTTAAAAATATTTTTGGGTAGAAGGTAACAAATCAAGGAAATGAAATGACAAGATGTTATGTAAGCGAGCAAATAGCAGCTCACTGTAATCAAGACGAAGAATTATTCGACGTATGTTTTTACTGCGAAAAAGCTATCGAAGAAGATGATCATTCAGAAGAAATATTGATCGAAGGCTTTGTCTGGAATCATGTTCACACTCATTGTAAAAGGAATTAATAATGCAATTTTTAACATTAAACGTGAACCAGCCTGAAGAAGTTAGGGCGGTATTAGGTAGAAAAGGTAGTGTGTTTGGCTACGGCTATAGCTATCACGTTGTAGATTTTTGCCCCGAAGAATCAAACGTTGATAACGTAATTAACGAGCTACAAAGTCACAGCATGACGCACTGGTGTTTTATAGAGGATAGTAATGATGAGTAGCGAAACGGTAACAATTACAATTAAGGGTATACCTCACTATTTTAACGGTGATGAATTAACTAGCCCAGCACAACAAGCGATATTGTTTTTACAAGAGCTAGATTGTTTAGGAGTGATATTCTAATGGAAAAGTCAGAATCAATTAAAAATATAGCTATCTCTATGTGTGAGGTTCAAGCATCTATGGAGGTAGCAAGTAAAAGCTCAGATAACCCGTTTTTTAACTCCAAGTACGCTGATCTATCTGAAGTTCTTAGATGTATAAAAGGCATTATACCAAGCAAGAATTTAAGCTTTATGCAGATGCCTAGCTTTGAAAATGGAGTTGTGTCTGTTGAAACAATTGTAATGCACTCCACTGGAGAATGGATTTCATCAACCAGCTCTTCTCCTATATCAAAATCAAACCCTCAAGGGGTTGGTGATGCCATAACATACCTTAGAAGGTATTCACTTGCTGCAATATTTGGACTGGCTCAAAAGGATGATGATGGCAATAGCAATAGTGAGCAATCACCACCAAAGCAAAATAAATCTGCGCAGAAAAAACCTAGTGCTGACGACGATAAACCTTGGTATGACGAGCCAGATTTTCAAATTGATTTGCAGGGCATAAAATCTGCAATTCAGAATGGAACTCCACCCGCTGAAGTAATAAAAGAAATCAGTATAAAATTTAAAATATCAAACAAGTATAGAGATTTAATTAAAGCAATTTAACTATTAAGGAAGGGTATTAATAATGGAAATTACAATATTCAAAGACATAACCACAGAGGGTGTTATTGCTTCTATTGAAGAAAATAGCGCAAAGTATCACGAAGGCTTTTACGCTGACATGGAAAACTTACCAGAGCGAACGCTTGTTAAGAAAAGTGCATCTGAAATTGGCGATATAATCAAAGAGCTTAAAGCGTCTAGAATTAAAATAACCAAGGCCAATACCGCGGCAGTCAATAAAGAGCATGACGCAATAGTTGAAAGGCTTGAACTTGCCAATAAGCCGTTTACTGATTTGATAGACGAATACAACGTTAAGCGTAAAAAGATTTTAGCAGATGGAAAGCGTGTTGTTGAATTGCGAGCGGCAATGGCACAAAAAGAAGATGATCACGAAATGGGTTTGCTGATTAATAAGACATTTGAATTTGATAAGTCAGAAGAATTACGCATAAAAAAAGAAAGTGATGATGCTTATAAATTACAGGCTGACGCAGACGCAGAAGAAAGAGCTAAGTCAAAAGCTGCACATGCTGAGGCAACTAGAGTAAACAAAGAAAACGCACAACTAGCAAATAAAGAGCACGTTAAAAATATCAATAACCATGCGTTAAATTGCTTGATGACATGCAATTTAACTTACGAGCAAGCCAAGTCAGTTGTTGTGGCTATTGCTAAAAACGAAATATCACACGTAAACATTAACTACTAAAGGATAAAGAAAATGGCAGGAATAAACAAAGTAATCATATTGGGCAATTTAGGCAAGGATCCTGAGATGCGTTTTTTACCTAACGGTGAAGGTGTTGCAAATATGACTGTTGCTACATCTGAAACATGGAAGGATAAGCAGACAGGAGAGCCTAAAGAAAAAACTGAATGGCATCGTGTTGTCATCTTTGGGAAGTTAGCGAGCATTGCTGGTGAATATTTAAAGAAAGGTTCGAAAGTTTATATTGAAGGTTCATTGCAGACGCGCAAATGGACTAATCAGCAAGGCCAAGACCAGTACACTACTGAGATAGTTTTGCAAAGCTTTGGTGGTAAAATGGAGATGCTTGACGGTAAGCCGAAAGAACAACAGCAAGCACCAGCACAACAAGGCGGCTATTCTCAGCAAGAACCACAACAGCAAGGCGGATTTCAACAGCAAAACCAGCAACAAGCGCCACAGCAACAAGGTCAATACCAGCAAGGTCAAGGATTTAACCGAGGCTAAATAACATGCGGTTAATAGCCGCATAACCTTGTTATGCTACAGCAATGAAAAGGATTGATAGGATGTTTATAGTTAAATTGGCAGCAGGGCATTATATAGCTAATATGGGGCCAACCTCATATAAAGACAGAGCCAAACAATACAAAACAAAAAAAGGAGCTAAAATCGCTTTGGCTTCATACAGAAGTAGAAGGCAGTACTTTACAGCCAAAGTTATAGACCTAGACAGAGAGCTTGTTTTAGTAAAGTAACCATAAATAACGGGTATTACTGCCCGTTTAATTAATTGTTATGTTTGCCGATTACGCAGGAGTAACCAAGATATGAAATTAGGTAATTGTACATGCCCAAAATGCAAACAAGACTACAACGGGCTTAGTATTGAAAGCTGTATCTCAACAGAATTTAGTAGAATTAAATGCGCTGAATGTGGCTTTAGTTACGAAGGTGAATTTTGCGAAGAAGATTTAACGGATGCATTTATTAAAAAATACAATATCAACTAAGGCAATATAACCTTTTAATATTAGCTGGCAGTTTACTGTCCGCGCTGAATTTGTTGTTAGTTTTGCTGATAACACCGAAATATAAGCGAGAAAGAATATGTTAACAATGATGACAGAAGAAGAATTTACAGCCTCGTTAGTTAAAAAGGTTGCTGTGATGGAGATGCAATTAGAAGTGGCGTTTAATTTAATCAATGCAGTGGCGCATGTTGGTGTTGATTGTGGTTATGGAAAATATACATTAACTGATAAAATGATCGCAGAAGCTAGATCGTTAAGTGAAAGCTATAAAAAAGCAATATAACACTACACTACACGAGATTAAATCCGTATTTAAACAAACCGTAACGCCTTGAATTTTATTGATATCATTAATTTTCAGGGTGTTTTCGGTGAAAGAAGGCAATAATGAACACTATAACTAAAGTTGTATTTAAACCGAAAGACGGTGCTCCAGTTAACTGTAAGCAAGTTGAATACCTAGTTGAGCACATGAACGGCAAAATTAATTACACTTACGCCAGAGCAAGGGCAAAAATCAGATTTGAAAGAGATAATAAATTACATGACCGGTACAAGTGTTTATGTGCTGAAGTTGAGGTTATATGAATATATTTGAGCCATGGGTATCAGAAATTGACATGACGTTTACTGACTTAGATGTTAATGATTCAGAAGCAAAAGCATATCACTTATGCCCTTATTCAACAGTAAGATTAAGAGAAGCACTTTCAATAAACTCTATGCTTTATCGAGTTAACTTAATAGACGCTATAATTTTAAAGGGATTGCGCGTATAATAGTATAATTACGCGCCACTTTAGAAGTAGAATGAAAGAAATTAAGCAGATAGACATTATTTTGTGTGAAGACTGCGACGAAGGCGATCCACCAAAAATTAATAAAGCTGATCATCTTATACCGTTTCGGACCGAGCACTACGGAATGTTAAAAGATGGTTCAGATATTGATAGAAAAGTTGTAGGTATTTGTAAGAAGTGTCTAAAGAAAAGAAATAAATTTCAGCAAGACAACAAACAGGCGGTCGATGTTAATCATCCGCATTTAGTTTTACGAAATGTATAGAGGAATCAAACATGTATAATTTCAATCCAGCACAATGGATATTAATTAACTCAAGAATAAAATTTGATGATGATTTTGTGGTTGAAGGTATACCGTTTCAATTAATGTCATTAAGCGAAGATAATATCGAGGCTGTTAGGTTATTAAAAACATCTAAAGATATTATTGAATTAGCGGCAAATGGCGGCTTTGCAATCGACCGCAAGCGAGCTATTGAAGACGAAAGCCTTGTTTCTAGTTTAGCGCAAATGTGGGAACAAGATGCAGTGTTAGCATTTAATGACCCTACAATCATATTTAGCGTTGGCGAGAGAGTTTGTGAATTGTCTGGCTTGGTATCATTTTTAGATGAGGTATTGGCTCATGAGGAAAATGAAGAAAAAGAGCTTGCGGCATTATTACTAGAAGATGAAAGCCGTCCAGTTGATGGTGATAATTTAGACGTAGATAAAATAACTGCTGACGCAAACGAGTACATATTAAATCAAACTGTAGCATAATAATAAGGGCTTAAAATGACAGAACCTAGAGGCTTTGACTCAAGAGTTGTTGACGAATATGGTGGAGAATATCCATCGGCAAAAGTAGTCATTCGTGATTATAAATTTGCAAACGAGGAAACAGGACGCTCTAAAGACGGTCTTTTTCCTTATGAGAAAACACAACGGGTTAATAATATAGCTTATCAATTAAGCTATCATTATAACGAAACGACAAAAGCACAAGGCAAAAAGCTTCGCCCATTGTTTTTTGAAAACGAAGAAGGTATGTCTGACGTTTATGTTGTAGATTTGAATTCTGACGAAGTTAAAGCGGCATTAGGTGACGGTGGTGATTCAACTGAAAACGTTTTTAATGCTATAGAAGCTGATTTTAAAAGTAAGCATAATTAAATGATGCTCTCTAAAAACTTTTCTAGACAAGAGTTTAAGTGTCAGTGTGGGTCTTGTGATTATGACACTGTTGACGCTGAACTTATCAATGTCTTGCAATCGTTAAGAGAGCACTTTGATAAGCCTGTTAAAATAACTTCGGGCAATAGATGTACATTACACAATGCTAGTATAGGTGGCTCGTTACATTCTTATCACATAAGAGGCAGGGCAGCAGACATACAAGTAAGCGGAGTATCTGCAATCGCAGTACAGGGATACTTAACATCAATTTACGCTGATAAATTTGGTATTGGTAGTTACGCCTCATTTACTCACATTGATACAAGAACAAAGGCGGGTAGATGGAATGGATAAACTAGATAAGGCGGGATCGTTTAAATTCCCTGAAATCACTGAGGGTTTAGATAAATTACTAACAGCACAAGAAGAAACAAGAAAAGAAACTGTGGTCACAAATAATCTATTATGCGCTCTTTGTGATTTAAAAGACGCTCAGCAAGATAGTGACGATAAGTTTAGAAAGGCATGGCAGAACGCAAAGACAAATGACACCCGTGTATCATTATGGGTACTTATACTAGCTAATGCTGCCTTGTATCTTGATGTAATAAAGATAAACAGTAATGGCACTTTTGTTAACGCAATAATTAGCTTGTTTAATTAGGAGTTTATTATGGGTATATGGAATAGTTTGTTCGGCAGCGATAAAATTATTGATGCTGGAATTAATGGTATTGACCAAATGGTTTTTACGGACGAGGAAAAATCATCTGCAAAGATGAGGTTTTTAAAGCTATACGAACCCTTTAAGTTAGCTCAGAGATATATAGCCATGACATTTTGCCCTGCCTATATTTTTATGTGGATAGTTACAGGGTTATTGGAAGTTGCAAATATATTTATAATTACTTTTAGTGACAAATCATTAAACACCGATGTTATGTATAAATTATTGTCTGGTGATATAGCTATGATGGTGATGCTAATACTGGGGTTTTATTTTGGTGGTGGAGCTATTGAAGGTGTAGTCAAAAGATTTGGTAAAAAATGATAGTAGAAATATTTTTTGTAGTAGCTATATTTTCGTTTCTGGTGTTTTTATTCTGCGTATTAATCAAGGTCGTAATTGACCTTTTTTACATTATAGCGTTATATTATTTAGAAGTTAAAATTTGCAGTAAGTTAAAGCACCCTGAATTGTTTTATAGCGACAATGATTTTCTGTTGCAAATAAAAGCAAGTAGACACAAGTCAAAGCGCAAATATATAACTAGTTTATACATAAGCTGAACGTGATATGATAGATGTAATGTAAATAATAAGGTTGAATGATGTCTTGTGATATTTTGGTATGTAATAAGGCGGGAGTATCAGGCGAGATATCAGGAATATCTGACTCTAAATTAAACTATACACACAATGAAACTTTTGCAGCTTGGCGCTCTAAGTTTCCGAATAATGATGTAAGCGAATATCATAGAAACTTTTCACTTATAAAGATATCAGATAAGACAAGTGAAGAATTATCATATCTGACAGGTCATACATTTATTGATAATGATATTGTTAATAGATGGTATTTTGTTTTACCTTCTTCATCAACAGATGAGTGGAAAGTTTTGTTCTTGACGGGCGAGATAAGTAAGACATTTGCAGAAGTTTTAATTTTCATTAGAGAAAGAAGTTAATGGCAACTAAAATATTAGTCAAAGTATACACCGACGGCACAGGTGACTACACAAATCTAAGGGCGGCGGTTATTGCCGAAGCTGTCGATCTAGTTTCTATAGACTCTTACATAGTTTTTGAGTTAAAAGGGGATTTAAGAAATACAGACCCTTATGTCGATCTTGGTTCTTACACGACTGACGCGACTAGAAATATAATAATAAGGCCTATCTCAGCAGATAAGACTACGGGTGTAGCGGGTGGTACGGGAACAGTTTATGGAACAAATACATACCTTATAGTTGCTCGTAATGAATTTGTTAAAATGATAGATTTGGAGGTCGATGGATGGACATCTTCGCCCCACTCAGCTAGTAACCTCTCTATTGAAAATCTTTTAGTACACGACGGCACAATAGCAGCTCCGGGCATAGCTAGTGCAGTAAATATTATAGCTTACAATGTAGGTAATAATTGTTTTAACGGCACTGATTGTACTAACGTTACATCTGTAAGCAAAACCAACACACAAGTTTTATTTAGAAACAATGGCGTACTATTAAAAACTATAGGCCTTACAAATAATTCTGCCGGAAATACATACTTCAACACAACAGACAACGCAAATAATAATAATGCATCAGGTGATGGTAGCGCCCCTGGCGCATCAACATATACTGTCTCCCAATCTGATTTTGTTGACTATGCAAATAATAATTTTAATATATCATCTTCATCGTCTTTATTTTCTTTAAGTATTGGCGCAAACTTAACTCCTGTAGCCACAGGGGTAACTATAACAGCAACAGAAAGCTACACTGATTTTTCTGAAAGTATAGGTGTTGACGTAGTACCAGCAACAAATGCATCAAGCGTGATTACAGAAAGTTACGCTGACTTTTCTGAATTAATAAATACAGCGGTTGCCGCTAATGTCCAGATATCAACGCTTATAACTGAGTCTTATGATTCATTTACAGAGGGCGTAGTGGCTAATATAGCTGTTGATATAGCATCAGCAATTACAGAGTCACACGAAGATTTCAGCGAAACAATTTCAGTATCAGTGAGTAAGGATATTGCGCTAGCAGTAACAGAAAGTTATGAGTATTTCACGGAGTCAATAACAGCATCATTCCCGATAATTATAACTGTAAATCCTAAAAATATCGCACAAGTGAAAAGAAAAAACAATAGTGTTATAATTAAACGTAAATCAAACATAGTAAGGGTAAGATAATGCCACAAAGATCAATACCAGAATGTAACGCAGCACTAGACGCGAGGAACGCCTTGCTAAATGGCGGCAGCGTAGAAATTAGAACCGGAGCTCCAGGCGATATAGATAGCGCTCCAACAGGTACGGTACAGGTAACATTTACATTACCAAGCACAGCATTTGGTGCAGCTTCTAATCGAATATCAACAGCCAACGCGGTAACAGCAGTAACAGCTTCAAACCTTAACGCTGGAGCAACTGTTCATTATGTCGCTAAAGACTCAGGCGGCAACGCTAGACGAAACGGTACAGCAGGAACAGCCAGCGCTAATATGATACTAAATACACTAACTTGGTCATCGGGTGATGATGTTTCAATCACTTCATGGTCAAATTCAGAGTTAAAAGGTTCAAACTAATAAAAATAAACTCTTTATAAATCAAAGACGAATTCATACTTTGCCACCGTAGATATAAAGCATCTTAACCGATGCTTTTTTATGGTATAATGTAAATAAAATAAGGGCTAAATAAGGGCTTATGGCTAACTCAAAAACAACACTAAAGAAAGGCGATAACCTACCAAGCAGGGGTAAGTCAAAAAAAAATATCGTATTAGAGGCGTTAAAGGCTAAAGGGGTGCTGGGGTTAAGGTCTAACTCAACAAATGATAGTGCAGAATCTGCTTTTTTTGGTGAGATAGTAAACGTTGCGTTAAGTCCAGATGACAGCAATAGGGGTATGTGTTTAAAATTACTTGCAGATAAAGGCTGGGCGAGCATAAAGCCATCAAGCGAAAAGGTTGTATTTCCATTCACTAAAGACGCACCCCCACACGTTCAAGCATCTCAGGTTATGGACGCAGTATCTCAAGGGTTAATACCTCCAGACATAGGCAATACTTTTGTACAATCCATAAAGGCCATGATAGATATAGAAGAATATACAAACCTAAAAGAAAGAATAGAGAGATTAGAGGCGCTACTTAATGGCGAGTCTTAAACATAGGCTTTCTATACTTGAACCTCAAATACTATCCCAAGCTGGACAGTTAGAAAAGTCAGTGTATGGAATTGTTGACCGGGTTGATAAAGTGGGTGACAAGCTTGTACCTAATTTTATACGTAGGTGGAAAGGCACGATAGGTGATATGACTCCTACCGATGAAGAGCCAACAATAATGCTTATTGAAAAGCTTGAGCCAATGATACTCAAGCATAAAAAATACAAGTGTATGTTTGGAGGTCGTGGCGGTACTAAGTCAAGAATGGCTCAAGACGTAACGGCAGGAGAGGTTAACTCTCAAGGCTCAAAGGTATTTGTTTTACGAGAAAGAATGAAAGCGTTGAAAGAATCTATTTATGCCGGTATAGAGAAAAGCATTAAGGATTTGAACTTAGCTGGATTTAGAAGTATCCCGTCTCATTGGGAGATAAGGCATAAAACAGGTGGTAAATTTGTTTTCGGTGGCATGCAAAATATTATTGATATGAAAGGCGCATCTAATTATAAAATATTTTTAACAGAAGAAGCTGCAAAAACAAAGCAAATGACAATCGATACACTTGGACCTACTTTGCGTGATACTCCAGGTGCAGAGCTTTGGTATTTATGGAACCCTGAAAGCTCACAAGACCCAATGAGCAAAGAATTTATTATCCCATACCAAGCTGATTTAGATAAGTTTGGATGTTATGAAGATGAGCATCACCTAATAGTTAGAGTTAGTTATCTCGACAATCCCTGGTTCATGTGGGATGAGTCACTAACACAAGAATTAGCAAAAGATAAAAACAAAGTTAAGCGAGGGATTATGTCTAAGGCTAGATTTTCATGGATATGGGATGGGAAATTTAACGACGATATCGATACATCAGTCGTTAAAGAAGACCACTTTGCTGCATGTATTGACGCTCACATTAAATTAGGTATAGAGCCATTAGGTGCTAAAGTTGCAGCTTGTGATCCCTCTGATGTTGGTAATGACCCTTGCGGTTATGCAGCAAGAACAGGAATAACATTCCAAGACATTGACGAAATAGAAGCAGAGAACGGCAATAGAAAAATGGATGAGTCTTGCAAAAGAGCAATCTTGTTTGGTGCTGATTCGTTTGGTTATGATGCTGACGGACTTGGCGCAACACTCAGAGATAATGTCGATAAGTGCTTTAAGGGTAAGGCTACACAAATATATGCCTACAAGGGTTCAACAGAAATACATGATCCTATGGCAATATTTAAAAGTGAGACAGCAATGCTCACAAACAGACAAGACACCCAATTAAAAAATAAAGATGTATTAAAAAACAAGAAGGCACAAAATATAATTAACGTGGCTGAAATGATATTCAGAACATATGAAGCTGTTGTTGAGGGTAAGTATCACGATCCTGACACACTGATAAGCTTTGCCACTTATAACCCAAAAACAAAAATAGGCATACGCCCTGAAATGATGGAGAAGCTTAAAGCTGAGGCATGTAAAACGCCAATCAAGCCAGGGCCTACAATACAATTTTATACTAAAGATGAGTTAAGGAAAGGTATTCAAATGCCTGACGGCTCAAGAATTAAGATACCTTCGCCCAACCTTTGGGACGCTGTTGTGACAAGCCTTGATAAAGCTAGTATAATCGAAATGATAAACGATACCGAAATTAATTTTGCATCACTTTACTAAAGGGTTTGACGATGGCAGACGATAAAGAAAATAAAGAGCATTTAAGCTGGTTGAATCAATTAAGTAATTTCCAAAAATCAGACTTAGACCAGCGCGAACAAGCTAGAGAGTCAGACAGATTTTTACTTGATAAAGATGGTCAGTGGGATGACGCAACAATTAGACAGCTAGATTCGCAGCAACGCCCAAGATATACCTTTGACCAAGTAACACCAGTTATTGAAAATATCATGGCCGATATTGAAGATATGGAGTTTGGCTCAAGCGTCAAGCCTTCAGGTGGTGATGCAACAAAAGAATTAGCTAAAACATATGAAGGCATGATAAGAAGTATCGAGGCAGATTCCAACGCAACATCCATTTATCGAAGCGCATGCCGAAGGTTAATTCGCCGAGGCTTTGACGCATGGATAGTTAAAGCTAAGTTTAAAGATGAATGGAGTTTTGACCAAAGCTTGGTTGTTGAGGCTATACCAAACGCAATTAATAGAGTTTGGACCTCAAACACAGCATCATCACCTGATAGTTCAGATAGCGATGTGGCTTATGTTCTGACCTCAGTTTCACCAGAAGAATATAAAAGTCAATTCCCTAAAGGCTCAGCAATTAGCATTGGAGATTCAGATTTAAGTACAAACTTAGACCAGTATTCACCTACAGTGATTGTGTTTGGTGAAAAGTATTACAAAAAAGAAACTACTCGCGAGGTTTGTCAGCTATCAAACGGTGAGATAGTAGAGAAAAACGAAAACTTTAAAAAGGTTGTTGATGAATACGCAGAGCAAGGAATAGTACCTGTTCGTGAAAAGAAAGTTCGCGACTTTAAAATATATCACAGGTTCTTTGATGGTGGCGGCATGCTATCCAAAGAAAGAGAAACAGTATTTAGAACATTAAATGTTGTAACTGTTTATGGTAATCATGAACTGCTTGGTGAATCATCAAAGATTACTTATTCCGGCATAACTTTAAAGATGATGGATTATCAGCGAGTGTTCAACTCAGGTAAATCAAGAGAGATCGAAGAGGGCGCACTGGCTCCGCGTAAAAAACTTGTTATGACTAAGCGTATGGCAAAAGGCAATGAGGCTCAAATATCAGCGCTCAATGTTAGTGCTGACCCCGTACTATTTGTTACACCTGATTCTGAATGGACTGCCGGTGTTCAGGAGATAGGAGGTGCACAAGTAAATCCTAATTTAGCAAACTTGGCTAATGATATGGCTATTGGTATGCAAACAACTGGAGGCACAAACAATGCTATGAACGGTCAGTATGCGGGAAGAATGTCTGAAGATGCTTTGCGTATGCAGATTGATAGAGGAACAGGAGCAACCCGTAAGTGGGTCAACTCTTTAGTTCACGGCATAAAAAGAACGTGTGAAATATTAGTGCAAGCAATTCCTTCAACTTACGATACCAAGCAACAATTTATGATCCTTGGTGCCGATGGCGCTGAAGAAATGGTTATGCTAAACGATGAAACTTACGATAAACAAACGGGTGAAATGGTAAGGGTTAACACATTGAACAAAGGCCAATACAAAGTATTCTGTGATGCAGGCCCAGCATTTGCCAACAAGATGGAGGCAGGACTATCTGCAATGTTAAACTATGCGGCAATTGATCCGTCTATCGTTCAAACTGGCGGTGATTTAATGCTCAAGAGTATCGATGCTCCACTAATGGACGAAATGGCAGCACGTAAGCGAGCGCAGATATTGCAAGCAGGAATGATACCTCAAGACCAAATGACAAATGAAGAAATGGCAGCAGCACAAGAAGCAGCACAACAGCCACAACAAGAAGATCCTGTTGTTATGATTGAACGAATGAAAGAAGAAAATATCAAGCTTGCAAGAGAAAATGATGCTGTTAAAAATCAGATTGAAGTTGCTAAGATGCAAGAAAGTTCAAACATGAGCACGCAAAAACTTCAAAGTGACATATTGGTTAGCGCTAGAACAATCGAACAAAACCAAGAAAAGATTGACAACGAGGCAAAAGATAAGTTTATGAAAAACGCTATCGCTATCGCCGAGCTAGAATTTAAAACTCAACAGGAGCAGAACGCCAACATACAATCTAACTTACAGATAACTCAATGACCGAAAAACTAGTGGTCATTAAAGGCTATAAGTTA